TACCAGAGAAGGTAAAATGGCGTTTCTTTATATGGAAAAGGCTTATAACTTCGCTAAGAGACAAAGAGCGCTTGGTTTAGGTGTTTTAGGTTGGCACTCACTTTTACAATCAAAGGGGTTGGCATTTGACACAAGAGAAACCGCTAAACTTAATGTTGAGGTGTTTAAAACCATTAAAGATAAATCATACAAGGCGTCAGAAGAATTAGCTGAGATATTTGGGGAGCCTGAATATCTAAAAGGTTATGGTAGAAGAAATGTTACACTTAACGCAGTTGCACCAACTACTTCTTCAGCGTTTATTCTTGGTCAAGTATCACAATCTATTGAACCTATTTGGTCTAACTGTTACGTTAAAGACGTTGCGAAAATGAAGGTTACGATTAAAAATCCTGTATTAAAAGAATTGTTAGGTACTATGAATATGGATAATAAAGATACGTGGGACAGTATTAAAAAGGGAGATGGTTCGGTACAACATTTAGATTTTTTAAGTGACGAACAAAAAGATGTTTTTAGAACATTTGCAGAAATTAATCAATCATCAATTATTAATCAAGCGGCAATAAGACAGGACTATATAGACCAATCACAGTCATTAAATCTAATGGTTTCACCTGAAATGCCGACTAAAGACGTAAATAAGTTACTTATTGACTCATGGAAGTTAGGGGTAAAAACACTATATTATCAACATTCAATGAATTCAGCGCAAGCATTTGCTAGAAAAAAATTAAATTTAAATGATTTACAATGTGTTGCATGTGAAGGTTAAGGGATAAAATATAGGGATATCATATAAAAAGGTTGGATTCGTCTAACCTTTTTTCTTTTATATTTAGATAAAATAATCTGTGTTTATATTTATGAAATATGGCAGACGGTAAAACATACGGAGTATTTTTTCCTTTTAGAGATAGTTTACAAGGAGACTACCTTAGATTGACTCAATCAACTAATGAGGAGATTAGGGCTGATTTACTGCATTTAATATTAACTAGAAAGGGTAGTAGGTATTATTTACCCGATTTTGGTACTCGTATTTATGAGTTTATTTTTGAACCAATGGACGGACCAACATTCGACGCAATAAAAGCCGATGTCCGACAGGCCGTAGATAAGTACATACCCAACCTACAAATAAATGATATCTCAATTCAACCTTATGTTGAGACTGAACCTTTACCCGGTGAAATAAACTATGATGAATTAGGTGGTCAAGTTTTTAGAGTGGCTAGCGATAGTGCGGTTGAGTACACTGCAAAGTTAAGAATTGACTATACAATTGTTAGTGGTACATTTTCATCAAAAGATTTCGTGATTATAAATATTTAATAATATATGGCTAACCGTAAAATTTCATACACAGATAGAGACTTTCAATCCTTAAGACAGGAACTGATAAATTATACTCAACAATATTACCCTGATTTAATAGGTAACTTTAATGATGCGTCCATTTATTCAGTGTTTATGGATTTAAATGCCGCAATTGGTGATAACTTACATTACCATATGGACCGTAGTATACAAGAGACCGTACTTCAATACGCACAACAAAAGTCCTCAATATATAATATTGCTAGAACATATGGTTTAAAAATACCGGGTAATAGACCATCTATAGCGTTAGTTGACGTATCAATAACCGTTCCTGCTTTAGGTGACCAAGAAGATGAAAGATATTTGGGTACAATGAGAGCTGGTTCACAGTTTATTGGTGGAGGTCAAGTATTTGAAAACCCTAATGATATTGAGTTTAGTTCACAATATAATAGTGAGGGTTACCCAAATCGTACTAAGATACCAAATTTTGATGCAAATAATCGTTTAATAAATTATACTATGACTAAAAGAGAGGTCGTGGTTAATGGTTTAACTAAAACGTTTAAAAAAGTTATTAGTAATAATGATGTTCGACCATTTTTTGAATTCTTTTTACCTGAAAAGAATGTTATTAGTATTACCACTTTAATACAAAAAGATGGTGTTAATTACCAATCGCCGCCCACATATGATGAATTTATAAGTTCATCTAATAAGTGGTATGAAGTCGATTCATTAGCGGAGGCTAAAATTTTTGTTGAAGACCCAACTAAACCATCTGACCAACCAGGTATTAAGGTTGGTAAATATATTGAGTCTGAAACTAGATTTGTATCAGAGTATACTCCCGAAGGTTATTGTAAAATAAATTTTGGTGGTGGTACCACTACTCCTGAAGAACAATTACAAGAATTTACGAGGACAGGTATTCCATTAACTCTATCAAACTATCAAAATAATATTGGGTTAGGTGTGACTGTTAGAGCAAATACTACGTTATTTGTACAATATCGAGTCGGCGGAGGTAAGGCTTCTAACGTTGGGGTTGATGTGTTAACTCAATTTGGTACAACATATTTTGATGTAAATGGGCCGTCAAGTACAATTAGCCAAAATGTAATTGAAAGTTTAAGGGTTACTAATGTTACTGCGGCAATTGGTGGTGGTAATTTACCAACTACAGATGAAGTAAGAAATATGGTATCATTTAATTTTGCGGCACAAAAAAGAGCGGTCACTGTAAATGATTATAATTCATTAGTAAGGACAATGCCAAGTAGGTACGGAGCACCTGCTAAAGCGGCGATTACTGAGGAAGACAATAAAATAAAAATTGAAATTCTTTCATACGATACTCAGGGTAAACTAACTGAAACAGTATCTAATACGTTAAAACAAAATATTGCCAATTACTTATCACATTATCGTATGATAAATGATTATATATCCATATCAAGTGCGAATGTAGTCGATTTGGAGTTTGATTTATCGGTCGTTATGGACTCCACTCAGAATCAAGGACAAATTATTACAAATATTATTAATTCTATTGATAGTTATTTCTCACCTCAAAAACAACAATTAGGTGAGAATGTTAATGTTTCAGATGTAAGGAGAATTGTTCAAGATATTCCTGGTGTTATATCACTTTCAGACTTAAAGGTTTTTGGGAAAGTTGGGGGTAGATACTCTAATTCACAAACATCTCAAAGATATTCTGATAGTCAAACAAAACAAATACAGTTAATTGACGACACCATTTTCGCTCAACCAAATCAAGTATATCAAATTCGTTTTCCTAATAACGATATTAAAGTAAGAGCTAAGTCACTCAAAAATGTCGACTTCTCTTAAATCTATCCATATACTTTTGACAAAATCAAATTAAAATTAGGATGAATAACTATTTATCTTAAAAACTAATTATGCCAAAATCTATTAGAATAAGAACAGAACCTGGTGTTGATAGAAATATTAATATTAAAATTGACCAAGATTTTGATTCTTTGGAAATTCTGTCTTTAAAATTAAGACAAGAAGACCTATATACGCAGTTCTGTGCTAACTACGGTGTAGTGGTTGGTCGTGTAATCGCCAATGGGGGTTTAGGTATACCTAACGCTCATATCTCTATTTTCATACCTTTAGATAGTGTAGATGAGGAAGACCCAATAATATCCACACTTTATCCGTATAAGACGCCGACCACTAAAAATGAGGATGGGTATCGTTATAATCTTTTACCCTATGAGGACGAGTATTATGGTCATAATGCTACAGGAACATTTCCAACGGTCGATGATGTGTTAACACGTAAAGAAGTACTACAAGTTTATGAAAAGTATTATAAGTATTCTGTAAGAACTAATGAGTCGGGGGATTTTATGATAGTGGGGGTTCCATTAGGTAGTCAAAAAATAATTATGGATTTAGACTTATCTAATATGGGTGAGTTTTCATTAAGACCTTCTGATTTAATAAGGATGGGTAGGGGAGTAAAATCACAATTCAATGGTCAATTATTTAAGGATTCGGAAAACATTGACTCACTACCTCAGATAGTTCATGAAATAAAGGACATAGATGTTAGTTCATTTTGGGGTCAAGATGACATGTGTGACGTTGGAATTACAAGGGTAGATTTTGATTTAGCCGACCAAGGAATTGAGATAATACCACATTCAACATTTATGGGTTCTATATCATCATCAAACGATGATGAATACATTAAGTCAAGTTGTCGACCTAAAAAAGATACGGGTAATTTATGTGATATGGTGGCTGGTCCTGGTGAAATTTTAGCCATAAGACATACCATACAAGAAGATGAAAATGGTGACCCCGTACTTGAGCAATATCAGTTAGAGGACGGAGGTAATGTTATAGACGACAATGGGGCTTGGTTAATAGATATACCAATGAATTTAGATTATATAACCACTAATGAATTTGGTGAAAGAGTTATTTCAGTTGACCCGACAATAGGTATTCCGACTAAATCTAAATATAGGTTTAAAATTAAATGGCAAAATGAGGCGGGGTTACAAAGTCAAATAATGAGGGCAAATTACTTAGTTCCAAATATAAAAGAACATTGGACGGGTAGTACTAGCCCAAACAGCAACTACGGGGGTACTTGGGAAAATCGTAATAAATCTTATTCCTTTTCTTTAAATTGGGATGATTACTATGATAAAGATTCGGCTATAAAATGTGAAGACACCTTTTATTTATTTGGATTTAATAAAGTATATACTACCGCAGCACATATCGACCGTTGGAAATATGGTATAAATCGGGCGTCTCATTACGGTATAAAAGAAATTTTAGATAAGTCATGCGCTAGTGAGAATAATAAGTTTCCTACTAATGACGGTCAAAGAAATTTTGATTTTTTATATTTTCTATTTAATATATTATTAACGATTGTGACTCCGGTTATAGTTGTTATCTTACCTATAATGCACGTATTAGCTTTATTGTATCCAATTTTTAGGGTTATTATTAATTTGGTTCTTTGGATAATAAATAAATTAGTTTACGGTATTTGTAAGGTTGTTGCGTGGCTTAGTAGTAAATTAAAGAAAAGTGACTGTAAAAAAGAAACCATTACTCCACTATCTAAAGACAACCCATTTAAGAGGTTAACTTTACCAATGATGACTTATCCTGATTGTGAAGCTTGTTCTTGTGAGGACATTAATATGCCACCAGCTGAGAGTGAAACTCTTGATGATATGGATATTTTATTAGCTAATAATAACGAAAGTAATTTAGCGGATTTTGTAAGTATTGGGGCTTATGAACAACCAATATACTGTGACCCTAGTGGTGGTGCCCAAAGTCCTTGTAACGTTTGTTACGGTAATAGTGATGGAAGCGGTGTGGCGGAAAATTATAATATGGTTATGTTTTCAGGATATGACCCCGATGTTGAGTTAACGGGTGGTGGTTTTACTGACCCTAGTAATAGGTGGTATAAAAGCCCCTTTTCTTTAAATGACCCCGCTGTTGGTGGTCCAGTTGCTCGAATGGTGTATAACGTAACATTACCTCAAGCGGTAAACTTAATGAATCAGAGGGAACGATATTTTGATTTTTTAAGTGATGGTACTCAAAACTATATGCCGAATCGTATGTTGGTTGATGTTATAAATGACCAATTATCAACAATTGGTGTCCCTGATACGATTCCTGTGACAAATGTTAGAAATCGATATGAGGATATGCCACTTATAATGGTTACTGACGGTCAAGTTGACATGGATAATGGTCAATTATTAAGTTTTGTTGACCCTGAACTTATACCTGATGAAAACGTTAATAATAGTGGTTTAACAGTTAATCAATACGGGTACCAAAGCATAACAGGGTCTATGGTTTCAAATCCTTCGGCGTATGTTCAAGCACCAAATGGGTTAACGTATATAAAACCTGACGGTAGTGTTCAATATGTCGATATGGACCTCTACTCACCTAATTCAGGTATGTCATATAATTTTAAAATGGGTATCGAGTATCATCAAGTAATTGGTAGTATTACTATAGGGGATGCGATGGATGTTATGTCGGGTGCGGGTAGTAATTACTTAACTAAGTCAATATTATGGAATTACCTGATAGATAAAAGAGTCGAGTTTACCTGTAGACAGTCCTTTGGGATGACAGATACCCAAATTATTACCCCATTAAGACCTTTAGACTACTACGCAGAATATAAAAATTTAAAAATATATTTTTTATCGAAAGGTGTTGACCCTTATTCTCCAAGACAAAAGATGAAATTTAATGTCTCCCGTATGTATGGTGAGCCAGTGTATAGTAATTTAATTTCTGAATATAATTTTGAGGGTGACTATTTCCCCAATATACCTATTGGTCCGACTGATGAGGCAAGTGGGTTTTATGCTCCTGAAAGACACTATTCTAACCTTGTTACATCAGGTACTCGCCGATTTAATAATTCGACTGCGGGTGGTAATACTAATGATAAATTATTTCATAGTCCTTTTTTGTTTACGCCACCTGAAAATAGTTCATTGTATGAGTATTGTAGTTCACAAACCATACTTTTACCTCAAAGTCCAGGAGCAACTCTTGGTCCATTATCAATAGCTACAAATTTACCATATGTCTCAGGACAAATTGTAAAAGTATCTTTGAATGATGCAAATTATATAATCGGTACTGTAAATTCATATGTATCAGCGACAGGACAATTTGAATTAACAGTTATTAGTTCACAAAACACTGCTGGAAACGTAGGTGGTTTAGGTACTTGGTGTGTAAACTTAATGAATTCATTTAAATCGTTTGATACTACAGCATTTGCATATTATTCATCACTAGGTGAACAATGGGGTAACAACTTAGGTTCAGCAGTACCCAATGTCGGCCCTATGGGTTCTCCAGATGGTATGACTGTCACTTCTTACCTAAGTACTCCAGCACACCCACCGGCACAAGGAAGTGGAGTTAGAACCTTTTTGTCAGTTAGTAGAGGTCCACAAAATATTCTTGGTCAGGGACGTATTGACGGAGCATCATATCAGTGGACAGATTGTAATCCAAATACGCTTATAAACTTTAACTCGACTAATGATAGGGGATATACTATTGCACCATCATATTGGTTAAATGATGACCCATTAGTACTAAATAATAATACACCAACCATTGAGATGAATGATGAAACTCAATTAATATTCAGGTCTGATAGGTTACCCACTTCATCGTATAGAGATACGGGTCTTGACCCTGATTTAAGACAATATCAGGATTTTCCGTTAATGTTAAATGAAACATTTGCTTATTGGAATGTTAGTGATAACGGTCAAAGTAATTTAGTGGGTGGAGGTTCACAAAATTCGTCTAGTGATTCGTCAGGAGGATTAGGGGATTTCGAGGCGGACCCCGATTCTGATGAACTACCAGGAGGGGTATTAGATAGTTTTACTTGTCAAGGATTAGTACCTCTTGATTGTTACGAGGGGGAGGGAGACACTTTTGGTGTTTCGAACCCATGTACTAAAAAAGATGCCGATAGGGTTGTTGGTGGTTGTTATGTTTTTGTAGATAACCCTTTAATTATAAGTTTGTTTACTATCGACTACCCATTATTATTTGAGTGGAGAACTAGATTTAGATTTATGTTTGGAGCATGTAGAGGTGTAGTTGGTCATATGTTTCAAAATAGTTGGATTAACGGTACGTTATATATGCCATCGTTTCAAAAGAAAACTTTTTATAATAGTAATAATGAAGTAAAACGTTACAAGTTTTGTGGTGACCGAAGTAGTGGTACTGGTATCTTTTCGGCAGATAAGAAAAATTGTGGACCATTGTATTTTAACACAGACACTAATTCATTTTTTTATCGGTCCGCGCCATATTACAACGGTAATTTTACACCATCAAAAGAATGTGATTACGGATTTTTTGGTGGATTGATGACCGAAGGTGCAAATAAAGGTAACATTTTCCAACCAACAACAATAATGGATTTAGGTCCAAAAACTGATTTTCTAAAAGAAATTTTATTAACACCTGAATTTCAAGGGTATATTATTGATGAGGTTGAGTCCACATCTTATCAAGATATTTCTGGAATTTTAAATTTATTTATAATTTCTAGATTAATATCTTCAAGCTTTTTAGAGGATTTATTAGGTGTTGGAGACGCAGCTATACAAAAATTATTTTCAAGAGACGCCTCTACTGGTGCAGGTTCAAGTTTTACTGACTCTAGAGTCGATGGAGATTATGCTCAAATGATTTCTATTAATAGTGAATTTGGTGTATTACCTTACTTATCTGGAAACTATTCAGATAGTATATCGGTTAATGAAAATTTAATGGGTATATGGTTTACCGGTAGTACAAAAAGTTTATATAACAATATTGGTAGTACCGTTGAAGACAGAAGAATATTGGGGCCGGGACAACTAACTTTTAATGAACTTAACCCATTCATAACAGATGATTTTAAATACCCTGGAGCTCAAGAAGTACCATATTATGGGTGGAAATATGAAAGTAATGGTAACGTTTGGGGTAGTGAGGAAAACACATGGAAGACCAATAATTCACCATCACTATCGGGTAAATATCAAAATGAGGAATTTGATGGTTTTAATGATTATCCCCAACCTATTAATGGACTTGGAACAGGGTTCTTATTTAACCGACCATTAGGTAGTTTTACTGGTAGTATACCACCTGCAAGTGGTTCAGGACAACAGGCGTCTAAAGGGTTTCGAGTTGGTTCACCATTTCATAATTATTTTGGATTAAAAAAAGGAAAAAGTGCAATGAATTTATTCATAACTAAATATATGTTTAACGCGGACTTAAATGGGTAATCAAAAAAATAATCAGACAATAAGGATTGTTAGGGGCTCTGATAGATATGCCGGAGCACCTGATACGGATTTGTTTGTCCAAGTACCGATTGAGAATACTAAAAAAAGTATTATTGAAGGGGATAGAACCGTTTTATTAAATTTAGAAGAAAGGTTTGACCACGAAAGACAAATATCAACTAAATTTAGAGTTGCCGGTAAGATAGTTAATCTGTTTGATAACATTGTTTCAGGTAAAACAAATAACTATCAAGCCTTCGAGAATGAATTATATTTAATTGACCCAACTAAGACGGTTGTGGACGCTTTAGGTGTCTACGCAAATTGTGATTGGAAAGGGTATCCTCCATATGATGAGTTTAATTTTTTTAGAACAAGCGGAGTACCTGGTCATATCATATACAGAAGTAAAAGCGCTTCAACTTATAATTGGTCCACCTACCTAACGTATCCACATAGTAATGATTACAATCAAATAATGGAATATACTGATGAGGAAAGTGGTACCGATATATCGTTTCAAGTTTCTGAAGGTATACCCTATACGATTAAAAACCGAGTGGTGAACGGTAAGAATATGTTAAGCTTTTATTGTGGTTACAAACATAATATAAAACAAGGAGATAGCATTTATTTAAATACACCAATAAATGGTAGTAACCTGCTCGAGGTGTATAGTTTAGGGGACCAATCATACGGAAATGACGACAAAATTCTTAATGTTTATAATTATGGGTTTACTGGAGTAACAATTAGTGATGGGTATATGTCAAATTTAAAGCGTGTTATAAATCCTAAAAATTCGGGTGAAACGATGTCTAAATACTATGTTAGAAAACATAAAACTTTAACGAATGTTTCAAATGTTGATTTAACTAAAATGGGTTTTGAACAGAATAATTTTCCTGTGAATAAAAAATTAGAATATTCGGCATTGACTCCTAATCAAGTTGAAAGAATATCTGTTAAAGATGGGAGAGGTACGTTTGGCGTATCATTTGATAAAGATATTGATATTATTTCTTTAATGGATAATTTAGACCGACCAGTTACTGAATTATTTATTACTATAGTTAATAAAGGATATATCGGATACTTCAATAAACCATCACAAACTTACCCAACCAAAGGGTTAGAAGTTGGATGGAGTTTTAATTTTTTAGAAAATAGTGTGGATAATTGGTGGTCTAAAAATAATAATAATAATAAAGATAATATTGATGTTGATTTTTATGATAGAACAGGTGATAACGGATTAAATGTAAGATTTTACTATAATAAAGATTTACCTATCGGTACTGAATTAAAGGGTGACATCTGTGAGTGGAATGAATTCGACCAAAAAGAAACTGTACTCTCACCGATATCACATAAATTTTCATTTAATTCTGATTTTTTTACAACGAATGCGAATATTAATTTACCTGATGGTTATACGTATAATCCGCATCATTCAGTAAAATTAAGAGTATATTCTGATTATATTGAGGTGGGCGATAAAAATGATGTAAGTGGTGTACCTGACTATTCATTCTTTTCAAACTATGAACAACAATGGAGATGGAGAGACATATACTCTTATGGGTTTGTTGATTCAAGTGGTAACGGTGTTAATTATCCATTTTTAAATGGTGAGCATTATCCATTTGGTGAGGTACTATTCCTACAAACTCCACTAATGAAAAATAATAACGTTTTTAATAACATAATCTTTCAACCAATAATAGATAATTGTGAATAAATTTAGATTTACCGTTAATAATGGAGACACATATATTAATCTACCCGTAGAAATTGATTTTGATAATTTTGGGAGGGAAGACTTAATTAAGCAATATGAAAATGATGTGCTTGAGGAAATCATTAACCCTGTGGAGGATTTTGAGACTACTAGATATTCACATACTCAGTGGTTAACGGTTAATAATGAGCCTAAAACTAGTACGACTTATGAGTTTTTCTTTTTTAATAGGGACATAGACGTTAATAATACTACACCGGCGAATACTAATATGTGGGTTTCAAGTTACAATTACGTGGACCCCTCAGTTTACCAAACATATAGCGGAATTTCATTTACTAATAAAGAAATGTATTACTACGCTAATTCCTTTAAGAGGAGTTTTTTTAAGTTGGATTTTTACGATTCCAAACAACCTGAAAACCAAAGATTATACTTCACATTGGTGATACCTACTCAACAAGGAGAAAAACAAGGTGTGGATATTGGAACACCATCAGTACCAAAGCCTGTTATAATAAGAACCCCCACTTTTAATTTAGATTTTATAGGTGATAAAGAAGGGTATTTTATTTATTGGTTAAAAAGTAGAGAATATATTGATGTTAATACATTTTACATGTCGGCTAAATTTTTTAATGCCAAAACCGGACAATTTGTTAGGATGATTAATCGACCACAATCTGAAATGAGTGAAACGTTTAAATTTAATAAAACTGAATACTTTTATTATAAGGTTGATTTAGATGTGAAAAATTATCAGTATCAAGTGTTTCAAGGATACGGTTTAGGAAATCGTGTAGGACAACTTACAAACGGTATAAAATGGTATGAATATGTTAATCCACAATAATGGAAGAGAAATACTACATAAAGATTTCACCCGAATCAATAAAAGGTGACGTTATCACTGAATACTTTAGTGGAAACACTTTTGGTGTTTATACTGGTATGACTCAAATATTAAGTGGGGGTACGGATGGTAGTAGTTTATTAACAGGGTTAACAGTGCCAATAGTTTTTAGACAAACGTATGAAAACTACGGTTTTTATACTCCATTTGATGGGTTCGCGTTACAACAAGATGTGGTATCAAATTTTATAACATCAGGTGACCCGTCTAATCAAAATACGATAAGGTTATTTAACACGTCTGATGAATTTAAAGGATTTTTAAAGTTGTCTGACTATATTGTCGATTGGGGGGATGGTTTTAGTGAACCACTAACGTCAAATGCTCCTCAGTATTTATCACATACTTATCCTAATATAACCAATAGTTATGTTATAACATTGACTCAAAATAATCCATGGGGACAAACGATAGTTGAGAAAACAGTTTATGTTCCAACAACAGGGGTGACAATAACTAATCCTTATGGCAATGTTACATTTACTCCTCAAGGTGGTAGCTGGTCAGGAATACCTATTAGTTACGATTATATTTTTACGGGGGACAGTTCTAATACAGTACAAAGTCAAACGTCTAATAATTTCACTACAGTACCATTTATACTAAGTGGGTTTAGTTCTTCAAGGTTATCTGAACTTAAATTGTATGGAAATACTCAATTTGATATAAGCACTACAGTGGTTAAAGGGGGTCAACCTTTTGGTAAGGTAGACCAAATAACTAGTGGATATACCTCCTATACAATTAATAATGTTCAATACTATGATTACTTAGATGGTACCACATTATATATCGCCGAATCTTCAGGTTTAACAAGTAATGAGCTAGTTGCGTCAGCAATTACTAAACAAGAAGTATTAATTAACGTAGTTGACTCGCCAGAAATACAATCTGAAATATTTATTGAAAGAGGTAAGCTTTCAGGTTTTGAATCACTACAAAGACTTGGAGAGGTGGATAACTTAGGTGACATGGTATCTTATGGGTATGGTTACTTCAGAATAAACAATAATAACGAGTAAAAAATGGCTTTAGGAACATACGGAACAGTAAGACCAGCTGACATGTCTCCACAGGATGTTGAGATAATTTTAAATTATACTCCATCAAGAGACGTTACAACAAATTTTGTTTTAACAAAACTGAACGCCCAAGATGTTTTAACACCTTATTTCCACAGTTCAACGACAGGAGGTAATGCTGATGTTGAAATATTAGGTGGTTTATATAATTTAAAACTCCCAGCTGAAGAATTTAATAAAATTGGAATATATACATTATACATAAGACCTGTAGAGATTAGGACGACTATTACAGATTGTGGTGTATTATCATCATTACCTAATGTTAAAGGTATAATAATAGACTTAAACGGGGTACCACAAGAGTATCGAAATAGGTTTACCAACCAAGGATTAATAGGGTACCGCATCGAATATTTAAATAGTGACGGAACTAAAATACCTAATTTTTATAGAGTAGTAACTTCATCATTTTATTGTGAACCGGTAGTTACTAATTTAAGTAATAGTTCCCAAAAAGCTATAAGATATAGATATGTTGAAGGAGGAAGTGACTTAATTTTTTGTACGGTGTCACCTTCAAGTGCACCATCTAATAAAGCGAATGCGACACCATTTATCGGTCAACCTAATCAAAATATAGTTATGACTAACACATTCTTTAACCCAATAAGTGTGGATATTGAATTAGCTGAACATGACATTGACACGTTGGCAATTGCTCTTTATGGTAATCAAACAAAGAGTATGGAAGATGGAATCTATACTATGTATGACAGTAGTCTTAATATATACAAACAATATAACTTGTATGAAATCAGAGATGAATTTAATAATTTATTATATGAGGTTAGACAAGACAGGGACAATAATATTGATTTTAGTAAAAATTTCAATAACATAACTAATTAAAAATGGCTACAAACAACAATAAGACTAAGAAGTTTTTTTATCCACCAGCACCTCCAAGTGCTGACCAATCATTTTCACCTGATTTAGTTGGGTTACAAGTGGTTCAAGGAGGGGGGTTAACTCAGGGTAATTTCGAGTTTTCTACAAATATTGTTGAAAAAGTTAATAGAACATTTGACACGGGAGTGTTTAGTAATCCTATATCTTTAAATGACCTCGATGTTGGTAGTATTGAAGAGTCTAAAGCAATTGCGATAAAAAATTATAGAGTTTATCCGAACTACGATATAAGTCAGGTTACTAATTACGCTCTTTATGGGTCGTTACAGAAAAGATTGTCTACGTCTATAACTAAAATAATTAATTTTTTTCCGGCATCAATACAAGTGAATCGGGTTTCTTTACCATCGTATAGTACTGCAAATAC